ACCTTGGTGGCTTCATTGAGTATGTTGCTCCTGGTGCTTTCAAGCGTTCCTTACAATCTCGCAATGAGGTAAAGCTACTTTGGAACCATGACTCAGGTGAGCCACTAGCTTCCCTCAGAGGTGGCACTATGCAACTGGTCGAGGACTCAAGAGGTCTAAAGGTCACAGCTTCCCTGCCCAACACAACAAGGGGAAGGGATGTAGCAGAGCTGTTACGCAGTAAAGTAATTAGCTCTATGAGCTTCGGATTCAATGTCATCAAAGACTCATGGGCAAGCGATGGCAAGACACGCACACTTGAATCAGTACGTTTGTTCGAGGTCAGCATTGTTAGCTTCCCAGCTTATGAAGCCACCACCGCACAGGTTAGATCAGCTCAAACCATCAACCCCGACCAACTAGCCGATGCCTTGCTAAAGCTAGAGTCAGGTGAGGAACTTGACGAAGCCAACGCTAACTTGATTACCGAGGTGGTCAATAAGCTAAAGGCCCAGCCTGAGATTGAGGAAGTAATTGACAACGGCCTTGACTTGCTAGACCTAAAGAAAAAGCAATTCGACCTTCTATTGAAAAGGATATAAACATGGCTACCAAAGATGAAATCAAAAACGCAATCCTAAAGGCTGCCGGCAACCCATCAGTAGGAGTAGTCGCAGACATCGCTGATGACCTAGCTAAAGCAGTATGGGAACTAGACAACAAGAACTCGTATAACCCAGCCAACGAAGCAAGGGTTATGGATACCAAAGAAACCCGATAGAGTTTCTTTAGCCCCAGCTCGGCCCCCTTTCCTGAGCTGGGGTTTTTTTTCGCCTATAAACTTGTAGCTAACAGTTGAGTGTAAGCACCGCTGTATCTGTTGAGTGTCAGCACCGCAGGAATCCCATAATCATCTAATCCGAAAGGAAATCATGTCTGATTTCATTAAGACTCAGATGGATGCCCGCAACAACCTAATCGCACAGGCTAGAGAAGTTCTAGACTTTGCTGAGGCTGAAAAGCGTGGCCTATCCGCTGAGGAAAACCAAAAGATTGCTCGTATCGAAGCTGACATCGACTCAGCCGATGCAACAATCGAAACTGCTCGTAAGCTTGCAGAGCGTGAAGCTCGTGCATCTGAGGCAGCATCATCATTCGCACCATCAGCACCAACAGCTCAGAACTCTGACGCTGACATCCTTCGCTCAATCGCTTCTGGCGAAATGCGCGGATACGACTTCGCTCGCGAGGCTCGTACTCTAGTTCCATCCTCTAACACAGTTGGTCAGTCTTTCTATGACCAGGTATTTGAGATTGCTCAGCTAGTTGGCCCAATGCTAACTGTTTCTGAAATCTTCAACACCACCTCTGGCGAGAACCTAGTAATCCCAACAGTAACTGCAACCTCATCCGCTGGATCAGTAGCAGCTGCTGGAACTATCTCCGAGAGCAACCCAACATTCTCATCCATCACTCTTGGTGCTGAGAAGTACGGCGCACTTGTTCAGGTAGCTCAGGAACTAGTAACTGACGCTGGATTCAACATCTCAAGCTACATCGCACAACAGCTAGGAACCTCTTTGGGTCTTCAGGCTAACTCTGTTCTAACCACAAAGCTATCCGCAGCCGCTGGCTCGGTAGTAACTGGTGGAACCGGTGTTGGTGGAGCAGCTTCATACGAGAACCTAATTGACCTTGTTTACGGAATCGCAGACGGCGCAAGAGTATTGCCAGGTCTAGGCTTCCAGATGAGCAAGTCAGGTATCGCAGCAGCTCGCAAGCTAAAGGATGGTGCAGGTAACTACATCTGGACTAACTCAGCAGTACCAGGTCAGCCAGCAACCTTGCTAGGCTACCCAGTATTCGAGAACCCAAATGTTGCATCAGTAGCAACCGCAGCTAAGTCTGTCCTATTCGGACACCTTCCTAGCTTCAAGGTTCGCGTTGCTGGTGGAATCCGCGTTGACCAGTCCGCTGACTTCGCGTTCAACACCGACACAGTTACCTACCGAGGCCTAATCCGTCTTGATGGTGGACTAACTCACGCAACTCACATAGGATATTTCAAGGGTGGCGCAAGCTAATAGCTTGTTTCCAACTGGAAATCCGAGAAACCCCTCAGGGCTTAGGCTCTGGGGGGTTTCCCTTTATCCTGAATAATGGGCAACAAGTAAACTTGTAGGGCGGGGGACACAGAGCGTAGGACTGTGTTCCCTGCTTTTTTTGCTATTATGAAGTATGCCTACGAATAAAGAGAAACTAAACGGCGCAGTAAGCGTCTGGTCTAATAGCTACAACGCGCCGACAGGATACGGACAACAGGCCACCATGCTTGTTGACCGATTGAAGCGTTCAGGTCTTGATGTCGCTATGTTGTCCAATTACGGACTAGAGGGAATCCCAAGCACAATCAAAACACCTTTTGGGAATGTCCCACATTACCCCAGGGGAATAGACCTCTACTCAAATGATTCTGGCCCAATAGATCATAAATCCTTTATTGCCGGAAAAGATAAACCTAATCTCTTTATCAGCCTTTACGATGTTTGGGTAATGCTTGCCAACGGATACGATGACTTCCCCATCGGTGCTTGGACACCACTCGACCATGTAACACTTCCCCCAAAGGTAGAGAAGTTCCTACGCAAAGACAATGTAACCCCAATCGCTATGTCACCTCATGGAGTCAGACAGCTAACCGAAAAGGGTATTGAGTGTGAGTACGCACCTCACGCAATAGACACCAAGGTTTACAAGCCAACAACCAAGATAGGCAGACATGAGATAAACGCCTACATGGGATTAGAGCCAGATAACTTTGTTGTCGGAGTTGTTGCCGCTAACAAGGCATCGGGTCTAGTTCACCGCAAAGCCTTTGGAGAACTTATCTTTGCTTTCAGCTTGTTTGCTAAAGCTCACCCTGACGCTGTGCTGTATCTCCACACAGACGCAGTAGGTCAAGCTGGTGGATGGAACTTGCTAAACATTCTCAACTCGACAGGAATACGAAAAGACCAAGTAATCTTTCCCAACCCTAATGACTATCGCTTTGGATTAGCCCAGCAAGACCTAGCCGCACTCTACTCACGCATGGATGTTTTACTAGCACCTAGCTTTGGTGAGGGCTTTGGGGTTCCAGCAGTCGAGGCTCAAGCCTGTGGCACTAGAGTCATTGGCTCTAACTGGGCAGCAACACCTGACCTAATCAGCGAGGACTCCTGGCTCACCGATGGACAGCTAACTTGGGATGCAGGGCAAGACGCTTGGTGGATGACTCCCAACATCTCTAGCTTGGTCAACGCTCTTGAGGAATCTTACAAGGCCGAGCGTGGGCCATCACAGGTAGCCATAGACTTTGCTAGTCAGTTTGATGTTGAAAAGGTTTGGGATGAGCATTGGCTACCAATACTCAAGAAGCTTCTCAAATAGACCTAGTAGTAATTGGGTCATCGCTAGGCAGGGAAAGCTGGCTGGCAGATTGCTCGGCTTCAATCAACCGCAATCACATCGCAGTCATTAGCTTTGGATTTGAGCTTGCCAAAATCGGCTGGGTTATGGATAACACCAATGCTAATAGATTCTTGTTTCTGCAAGACTCTTGGCTAATCAAGAATGAAGCCTTTTGGGACTTACTCGATGACACTTCTGGCTCTGTTGCCCTAACCGCTGATCCATACTTCTTTGGCTGTTACGCAGGTGTCTATCAGCGTTCGGTCATTGAGCAGATAGGCGTTCCAGTAATTACTACCAAGCGTGAAGCAATAGATAATGAGATTGCTTGGCATCAAGACTATGTGAAGGTAGCAGGTGAGCCTTTGGTCTTATTCCCTGACCTGAAAGATTCCAACGCAACAAGACAAGTAGAAAAGCATGGGAGAGCTAACCTAGTGCTAGAGAATGACTACATAGCTAAATACAAAGGAACTTGGAAATGATTGAAAACCTAATAGTCCCAGTCCTCAATCGCTATGACTTACTTCAGCGGATGCTCAACAGCGTGGATGTCCCAGTTGACCACCTGCTGATAATTGACAACGGAGCAAGCCATCAGACAGCCCTCACTCTTGACCTTGGCGATAACTTCAAGAAGGTCACACACCTACCAATGCCGGCTAATCTCGGCGTATCAGGATCATGGAACTTGGGGATAAAGTCCTTCCCTTACGCTCAACGCTGGTTCATAGTTTCTAACGATGTGGTCTTTGAGCCTGGTGCTTTAGAGAAACTCTCACAGGCTCGCAGGGATGAGATAACCCTGACAGGTGATGCACCTCATTGGCAGGCTTTCGCTCTGGGTGATGAGGCAGTAGCCGACATTGGCTTGTTTGATGAGTCACTATTCCCTGCCTACTTCGAGGACAATGATTACTCTCGCAGGGCTGAGTTTGTCGGTGTGAACATTAGGCTGTTAGACATCAAGATTAGACATGACAACAGCTCGACCATCAAGGCTGGATACATGGAAAAGAACGCTGTCACCTATTCCAGAAACGAGAAGCACTACCAGTCTAAAATGGACAGTAATGATTACTCAGCAGGTGGTTGGTCATTAGACATAAGACGAGAGAATGGCTGGGAATGAACTTAGTTTATACAGGTGGCACTTTCGACCTATTCCACGCAGGTCATGTTAGATTCTTGCAACGCTGTGCCGAGTTGGGCGATGTCGTTGTATCCCTAAACACCGATGAGTTTATTGAGGAATACAAGGGCAAGCCACCAGTCCTAAGCTTTAGCGACAGGCGTGAGGTGCTTAGATCGTGTCGCTATGTTGCCGAGGTCATAACCAACTCAGGTGGGCCAGATAGCACTCAAGCAATCAATAGCGTAATGCCTGACATAATTGCAATAGGCTCGGATTGGGCTGTCAAGGATTACCACAAGCAGATGAACTTTGACCAAGAATGGTTAGATGCTAGAGGCATTGCCCTTATCTACATTCCTTACACTAGGGGAATAAGCTCGACAGCCATCAAAGAGCGTATGCTTTTCAGACGATAGAATAGAGAACATTATGGCTAGAGTAAAGCTTTTTGATAACTCGCCAAGAGTCTGTAATTATTGTCTGACAACATACAAGCCAACAAGAGATTGGCAAAAAACTTGCAGCTATAAATGTGGTTACAATTACCGGAACAACCTTAAAAAGCGAGGAATAACTAACTTTGGAACTTGCGCTAGGTGCAATAAAAGCTTGCAAGATAAGTTCGTAAACGCTCTTTATTGCTCAAGAAACTGTAAATCAATGGATCACACTTTTAAACATAGGGCTAAGACTAGGGTCAAGGGTGTAGCCCGCAGAAAAGAAATCTTTGAAAGGGACAACGCACAATGTTACATGTGTCAAAAGCAACTAACCTTAAATGAAGTTGAGCTAGATCACCTTATCCCAGCTTCAAGGCTAGGTGACTCAAGTCCTCAAAATCTAGCTGTTTCCTGTATGAGCTGTAATAGGTCAAGAGGCACTAAAATAGGGATAGAACAACTAACTAAACTTTACGAATTGAGGGCCTAGTGGCCATTACCCAAGGTTACGCTTCACTTGCTCAAGTCAAGGCAGCACTAAGAATCACAGACAGCGTAGATGACACCCTGCTAGAGATGGCTATTGAGTCAGGCTCTCGAGCTATTGACGGATACACCAACCGCAGCTTCTCTGCTACTGGCACAGCTACTCGAATCTTTACCCCAATGGATTACCTACAAGTTGAGATTGACGATCTAATCACGCTCACCCAACTAAGAACTAAGTCAGATGATGATGGTAGCTTTGACCAAACTTGGACTGCTAACGATTACCAGCTCGAACCCCTAAACGGCAGAGTTGACGGATTGCCTACCTCATACACTCACATCAGAGCTGTTGGCGATTACTTGTTTACCCAATGGGAAGGTGAAGCAACTGTCGAGGTCACAGGAACTTGGGGATGGTCAGCAGTCCCAATCGCTGTAACTCAGGCTTGTGTCATTCAGTCCAGCCGAATCTACAAGCGACTAGACAGCCCTCTCGGAGTGGCAGGTATCTCTGACATCGGAATCATGCGAGTCAGCAACCAACTTGATCCAGATGTGGCTCAGCTAGTTGGCCCATACCGCAGAATTAGGTTTGCATAGTGGCAAGCATCACAGCTCTAAGAACCGCTATCGCCACCAACCTTGGCACAATAACTGGGCTTAGAACTAGCCCCGAAATGCCAGACAATCCCAACCCACCGATTGCCCTAGTCAGACCAACAACCATTGACTACAACCAGGCGTTCGCAAAGGGAATGACTCAGTACGGCTTTGCTGTGGTGGTCATTGTCGGTAGGGCTGATGAAAGAACTGCACAACGGACACTAGATGCTTACTGCTCAAGCACAGGCATCTCAAGTATCAAGAACGCAGTAGAATCAGATAAGACACTTGGTGGTAATGCCTATGATTGCCGAGTGTCTGAAATGAGAAATTACACACCCATCCAGATGAATGATGGCACATACTTAGCAGCGGAATTCGCTGTTGAAGTGTATGCCGATTAGGAGAAAATAAATTGGCAAAGTTTGTCGCAACCGACTATAAAGTCACAATCAACGGAACCAACCTCAGCACATCGCTGGCATCTGTTGAACTACCAATAGAAATAGATGAGCAAGAAACGACCAGTTTCGGATCTGAGTGGAGAACGAGGATAGCAGGGTTAAAATCTGGCTCTATTACTCTTGAGTTTCACCAGGACTTTGCTGCTGGCGCACTCGACTCTATCCTTTGGCCTCTACTTGGAACTAACGCAACTGTTGTTGTTGTTCCAACTTCAGGAACTGTTACCTCAAGTAACCCTAGCTACTCAGGTTCTTTCCTTGTTACCCAATACACCCCCTACGCTTCCACTGTAGGAGATCTCGCAACTGTGAGTATCTCGTGGCCGCTATCGGGAGCATTGACCAGAGCAACAGCGTAGAGCCATGCAAATCCCTTTCAAAGTTGAGTTTGTTGATGGTTCTAAGGAATCAGTTGTTTGTGGCACACCGGACTTTATCGCTTTCGAGGATAAGTTCAACCTTGCTGTAACAACGATTCAGAAAGACCCACGCCTGACTTATCTTGCCTACATTGTTTGGAACGCCCTACGCCGCAGAAAGCAAACTGACAAGAGCTTTGAGGACTTTGTTGAAACCCTTGAAAACATCGAGGGTGACGATACAGACCCAAAAGTAAAGGCATAAAGGGGCTGGGAGATAGAAGCTCCCACCTCTTTATCGCAGCCTTAGCTTGTGAAACAGGGATAGCACCATCGGTGCTGATGCAGGAATCCGAACGGATGCTGTTTACCATGCAGATGTATCTGAAGGGTAAATCAGAAGCCATGAACAAGCGTAGGTAGAAAATGAAAGTACAGAACTCAATCGAGGTCTATGGCATTAGGGAAACCCTTGCCGAGATCCGCAAGGTTGACCAAGACTTATTCTTTGCTATCCGAGCGCACATGAAGCGCACAGGTGACATCTTAGGTAGCAGGGTGTTAGCCAATTCACCCATGCTCGGCCCAACCAGCGGATTCAGAAACTACAAAGGTAGAACAGCTTGGAAGCCAGGTACTTTCAAGACTGTCGTTTCTGGTCGCAATGCTCGTAGGGGTTCAACAGGTGCAACACCTCTGCTCTCTGTCAAGTTCGGTGGAGCTGCTCTCAACATCGCTGACATGGCTGGTAAGGCTAACAAAGTCCGCAAGCCAGTAACTGACTTCTATGACTGGCGTGGCACTCGCAGACGGCACTCGGTTACAACTCAAGGTAAAGCCATGATTAACGCATTAGGTGGCAGACCCTCTCGGTACATCTGGGCTGAGGCTGAAGGTCAGTTGCCAATGATCCAGCAAAGCGTTCTAGCAGGTGTTGAGGAATACATGACAAAGGTAAACCGCAACCTACAAATCGAGGGTGGTAAGTAATGTCAATTAACATCAACATCCTCAGCAACTTCAATGGCACAGGGTTTGACAAGCTAACTAGGGAACTAGACAGACTCAATACCCCGATGGAAAAGGTTGCTGCTGTATCTCGTAGCCTTGCCCCTGCCGCAATCATTGGTCTAACCGCACTAAGTGGTATGGCTGTTGGCGCACTAAGAGCAGCAGAGGAAGCCGAGGTTGCCAACAATAGACTTGACAGCGTTGCTAGGTCTATGGGCTTGTTTGGAGATAACACCAAAGCTGTAACCGACAGGCTCAAGGCTTTCGCAACTGAAACAATGAACAAGATTGCTGTTGACGATGAGCTGATTCTTTCAACTCAAGCACAGCTACTTAGCTTCAAGGAGTTAGCCGCTACCGCTGATGTTGCTGGTGGCTCATTCGATAGAGCAACACAATCAGCTTTTGACATGGCAGCAGTATTGGGTGGCACAGGTGAGGATAACGCCATCCGACTTGGTAAGGCTTTGCAAGACCCCATCCTTGGTCTAACAGCTCTACGCCGAGCCGGTGTTCTATTTAGCGATGAACAAGAAGCAAGTATCAAAACCTTTGTAGCTGTTGGGGATACTCTCAGCGCACAAAACATGATCCTTGACGAACTTGAAACACAGTTTGGTGGAGCTGCCGAAGCTACCGCAACCGACTCAGCAAGAATGAGCGTGGCCTTTGGAGAAGTTGCAGAGTCTTTGGGTAAAGCTTTGCTTCCTATTTTGCAAGTCGTTACCCCAGCTATCGTTGCCTTTTTTAGTTATGTCGGTCAAAACTCTGGAGTGTTTACAGTCCTGGCTGGTATCTTGGCTGGACTTGCTGTTGCTATCTTGGCTGTGAACTTTGCCCTAAACGCTAACCCGATTGTCAAGATAATTACACTCATCGCGCTACTGGTTACGGCTTTGATTTTCCTAGCTGACTACCTTGTCAACACCTTCATCGGTAGCTGGGGAGAAATGTTTGACCAGATTGGTGCTTGGTTTGAGGGCTTTGTTGCAAGCATCGGCGAGGGACTTGTTGCTATTGGTGCTTTCTTTGCAGCTATCTTTGATGGTCTTGTTGGCATAGCCAAGGGCGCACTCAATGGCGTAATAGGTATTATCGAAGGCTACATCAACACAGTGATTGGCGGAGTGAACAAGCTACTTGACCTAATCAACACAGTTCTAAAGGCTGGTCAGGTTATCGGGCTAGATGTCCAGATACCTAAGATTGGCAAGGTTGCAATTCCTAGACTTGCCGAGGGTGGAATCGTAATGCCCCGACCAGGTGGAGTGCTTGCCAACATAAGTGAGGGTGGTCAGGCTGAGGCTGTTATCCCTCTTGACCGACTAGGTGACTTTACTGGCAAGGGTGGCAACACTTACAATATAAATGTTTCAGGTGGAATGGCTACTGGATCGGACATAGGTAGAGCAGTAGTAAACGCCATCAAGGACTTTGAGCGTCAATCAGGTACAGCTTGGAGAGGCTAAGTGTCAATCAAAGTAGAGTTTGGATTCGCTGAATCTGGCGTACCTGTCAACTTCAATGACATCAGCGCAGATGTTATTAGCGTATCTGTCACAAGGGGTAAGGATCCACAGCAGGACACCTTCAACGCTGCCTCTTGCTCTATACAGCTAAACAACGAACGCAGACAGTATGACCCTGACTACGGCCCTAGCCCTTATCAGGGTTTGATTGTTCCAACTGGTGAGGTAAGGGTTTACAAAGAGAACCAGATTGTCTTTACCGGCTACATTACTGACTGGAACTTTAGCTATTCCCCAACAGGTGAGTCCATAGCTGAGATTGTTGCCGCTGATGCTTTCTGGAACCTAAACAACCAGACCCTTGCTGCCTACACCCCAACCGAACAACTCAGTAGCGCACGAATCCTAAATGTCTTGCTAAAGCCTGAAGTTGGTGGCACAGCAGTTTGGCCTTCATCATCTCGGCTTATCTCTACTGGTGTGGCAACTATGGGTGACTATGCTGTCAGCGATGGAACTAATGCTCTCAGTTATTTACAAGAAGTTGAAAAAGCAGAACCAGGCAGACTCTTTATTGACAAGTCAGGTCGCATCGTATTCCGAAGCCGAAACAACGATGTCAATAACCCAAGCTACGAATACACCAGACTCAACCTTTGCTACAACCCAAGCTTTGAGAACAATACAACTGGGTGGATTTCTACCGCTGGCACAATCACTAG